GTGAACGCGCGAAACTTGAAAAACTCGACCCCGGCGGCGAACAAGGCACCGGAGAGCTGGACCTCGATGCAGCCCGAAACGAGGTGCGACGCCGAATGGATCGCCTGCGCGCCAGCTTCGGTGCGCGAGAGCTTCCTGGCGGGGTTGAGTGATACGGCGCTCTGCGCTCTGCCCTGGCTGTTCGATTTCTGGGCGATGCCGCATCAGGTGGCGCCCGGGGGCGATTGGCGCAGTTGGGTTTGCATGGGGGGGCGCGGCGCGGGCAAGACGCGTGCCGGGTCGGAATGGGTGCGCGCCCAGGTCGAAGGCGCCGGGCCGCGCGATTCGGGGCGGGCGCGGCGCGTGGCACTGGTCGGCGAGACGCTGGATCAGGTGCGCGAGGTGATGGTATTTGGCGACAGCGGCATCCTGGCCTGTTCGCCGCCCGACCGGCGCCCGAAATGGGAAGCCACGCGTCGGCGTCTGGTCTGGGCGAATGGCGCGGTGGCGCAGTGTTTTTCGGCGCAAGAGCCCGAGGCCCTGCGCGGGCCGCAATTCGATGCAGCGTGGGCCGATGAACTGGGCAAGTGGAAAAAGGCGGAAGAGGTCTGGGACATGCTGCAATTCGCCTTGCGGCTGGGCGAGGCGCCGCGATGTGTGGTGACGACGACTCCGCGCGCCCAGGGCACTCTGAAAGCGCTGCTGGCCAGCCCGTCAACTGTGCTGACGCAGGCACCGACACTGGCCAATCGCGCCTGGTTGGCCGAGAGCTTTCTGGCCGAGGTCGAGACGCGCTATGGCGGGACGCGGTTGGGGCGGCAGGAACTGGAGGGGGTGTTGCTCGAGGATGCCGAAGGAACTCTGTTCCCGCAGGCGTTGATCGACGGCTGCCGCATCGACGCGGCGCCGGCCTTCGACCGGGTGGTCGTGGCGCTCGATCCGGCGGTGACGGGCAAGGCGGGATCGGATCTGTGCGGAATCGTGGTGGTCGGGGTGGTGACGCGCGGGCCGGTCGCCGACTGGCGGGCCTATGTGCTCGAAGATGCGAGCCTGCGCGCAGCCAGTCCGACCGACTGGGCGAATGCGGCAATAGAGGCGATGCGGCGGCACAATGCCGACCGGCTGGTTGCCGAGGTCAATCAGGGCGGCGATCTGGTCGGCAGCGTGCTGCGCCAGATCGATCCGCTGGTTCCCTATCGTGCGCGCCACGCTACGCGCGGCAAGGCGGCGCGGGCCGAGCCGGTCGCGGCGCTATATGAGCAGGGACGGGTCAAACATTTGCGAGGCTTGTCTTTACTCGAAGACCAGATGGCGCAGATGACCGCTCAGGGGTTTCGCGGCACTGGAAGCCCCGACCGGCTGGATGCGTTGGTCTGGGCGCTGCACGAGGCGATCCTGGATCCGTCGGAGCGGTGGCGCCAGCCCCGGGTCCGGGTGCTCTGACCCGGTCTTTACTCTTCAAATATCCTGGGGGGTGAATTCGGCGCAGCCGAAGAGGGGGGCAAGGCCCCCCTTTTTTTCTGTGTTGCGCCATGTGTGGGGCAGCGCACGGTGGCCTACCGGATTGGCAAGGCTTTGCGGCGATAACTGCGTCAAGGCCGAGGCACCGGGTCGTTTTCGGCGCCACTCGGCAAGCACGCGACTGGGAGGCAGATAGATGTTCGATTTCTTTCGCAAGCCAGAGGTGGCGCCAGAAGCCAAGGCCTCTGCGGTGGGGCCGTTGACAGCGGGCGCTGTCGGGCGAATGGCTGCGATGCAGGCCGCGACCCAGCCGCGCTGGACGGCGCGCGACACGATCTCGCTGACCCGGGCCGGATTCCAGAGCAACCCGGTTGGGTTTCGGGCCGTGCGTCTGATTTCCGAGGCTGCGGCGGCTCTGCCCCTGGTGTTGCAGGACTGCGAACGCCGGTATGATCAGCACCCGCTGCTGACGTTGATTCGGCGACCGAACCCGGCGCAGGGCCGCGCCGAGTTCCTGGAAGCGGTCTATGCGCAGCTGTTGCTGTCGGGTAGTGCCTATATCGAGGCCGTCGCCGCACCCGAGGCCGGCGCCCCCGTGGAACTGCATGTGTTGCGGTCGGACCGGATGAGTGTTGTTCCGGGCGCCGATGGCTGGCCGGCGGCCTATGAATACGCCGTGGGCGGGCGCAAGCATCGCTTTGTCATGGGCGACGGGCCGTCGCCGATCTGCCACGTGCGGGCGTATCATCCGCTGGACGATCACTACGGTCTGTCCCCACTCGAGGCAGCAGCGACCGCGCTGGATGTCCATACCAGTGCTAGCCGCTGGTCGAAGGCGTTGCTGGACAATGCCGCGCGGCCTTCGGGTGCGATCGTGTTTCGGGGGTCCGAGGGGCAAGCCGCGATGACGCCCGAGCAATTTGAGCGCTTGCAGGCCGAGATGGAGATGCACCACCAGGGCGCGCGTAATGCCGGGCGGCCGATGTTGCTGGAGGGTGGGCTGGACTGGAAACCGATGGGATTCAGCCCCTCGGACATGGAGTTCCACAAGACCAAGGAAGCCGCCTCACGCGAGATCGCGCTGGCCTTCGGGGTGCCGCCGATGCTGCTGGGGATTCCGGGCGACGCGACCTATGCCAATTACCAGGAGGCCAATCGCGGATTTTATCGCCTGACGGTTCTGCCGCTAGCCTCCAAAGTGACAGATTCCCTGGCGCATTGGTTGTCGCAGCACGCAGGACAGCAACTGGAGTTGAAGCCGGATCTCGACCAGGTGCCCGCCTTGGCGGTGGAACGCGATCAGCATTGGCGCCGGGTGGCCGAGGCCGCGTTCCTGACCGAGGCCGAAAAGCGCGCTCTGCTCGGGCTGCCGCCACGCGCGGAGGAGGCATGAGTGCGCAACGCCGCGCGGTCGGGGGATCGCGGTTTCTCTATGACAGTTTCGACCTGGCGCAGGCCCGGATCGATGCGCAGGAACGCATCGACACCGAGCGCCGTGCGGGTCTGGAATACCGGCTGAGCCGGATCGAAGAGGCTTTGGAGCGTTTGGAAAAGCGGTTGTGGCTGGCGGTGTATGGCGTGGCGTCCGGGGTGATCGTTCACGGCGCGCTGGCCTTGCTTGTGACGCGGATCTGAGGAGGGGCGATGACGGGACTGGAAACGAAATTCACGCAACCGGGCGTGGCCTTGTCGGACGGATCGCTGATCCGCGGCTATGCCTCTGTGTTCGGGGTGCAGGACCAGGGCGGCGATATTGTCATGCCCGGGGCTTACGGCGCCAGCCTGAAGCGTCTGAAGGATGCGGGTGGACGGGTGCGAATGCTCTGGCAGCATGACCAGAGTCAGCCGATCGGCGTTTGGGACGAGGTTTGCGAGGACACGCACGGGTTGCGCGTTTCAGGGCGGTTGCTGACCGATGTGGCCAAAGGCCGCGAGGCGGCGGCGCTGATGGGCGCGGGCGCGGTGGACGGTCTGTCCATCGGGTATCGCACGGTGCGGTCCGAGAAACTTCAAGGTGGCGGGCGAAAGTTGATCGAACTGGAACTGTGGGAGGTGTCGCTGGTGACATTCCCGATGCTGCCGGTGGCGCGGGTCGCGGCCAAGCAGGACACGCGCGGTCTAAGCCTGATGGAGGCTTTCGCGCTCGGGCTCGACGAGGCCCGGGGCGCGCTGCGGGGGTGAAACCGATCGAGTGAACGGACGGACGGCGCGCGGGTCTGGCCCGCGTGGTGGTGGCGGGTGCCCGGGTGCGGCCTGCCGGACCAAGGCAACCAAGAAAGGACGCGAAAGATGAACAGCGAATTCCCCGGCCCCCAGAACCAGACGGGCCAGGCGAAGACCGCGGCGCAGGAGCCGAACGGCGAAGCGGCGCAACTGAAACGGGCGATGGATGGGTTTGTGTCTGAGATCAAGACCTTCCGCGCTGATGTAATCGGCAATCTGAAAGAACAGGACGAGCGACTGACCATGCTGGACCGTAAATTTTCGACCAAGACCGCGCGCCCCGTGCTGGCGCAATCCGACGCTGGCGAGGGCCTGCATCTGAAGGCGTTCGACGCCTATCTGCGCAGCGGCGACGACGACGCGCTGCGGGGTATCGTGCTGGAAGGCAAGGGGATGAACACCGCTGTGAATTCGGAAGGCGGGTATCTGGTGGACCCGCAGACCTCGGAGCGAATTCAAGGGGTGCTGTATGCCTCGGCGTCGATCCGTGCGATTGCCAGCGTTGTGCAGGTCGAGGCAGGGTCGTTCGATGTGCTAGTCGATCACGGCGATGTGGGATCGGGCTGGGCGACGGAATCGGCGTCGATCACCGAGACGGGCAGCGCCGCGATCGACCGGATTTCGATCAAGCTGCACGAGTTGTCGGCGATGCCGAAGGCCAGCCAGCGGCTGCTGGAAGACAGCGCCTTCGATGTCGAAGGGTGGCTGGCGGATCGGATCGCGCAGAAGTTCGCGCGTGCCGAGGCCGCGTCGTTCATTGCCGGCGACGGGGTGGACAAGCCGCGCGGCATTCTGGACCATACGATTGCCGCCAATGACTCGGCTGTCTGGGGTGAATTGGGCTATGTCGCAACCGGATCGGCGGGCGATTTCGACGCGGTGAATCCGGCCGACGCGATCGTTGACCTGGTCTATGCGCTGGACGCGGGATATCGCGCGAACGCGGCTTTCGTGATGAATTCGAAGACCGCAGGTGCGGTGCGCAAGATGAAGGATGGCGACGGCCGGTTCTTGTGGTCGGACGGTCTGGCGGCGGGTGAACCCGCGCGTCTGATGGGCTATCCGGTTCTGATCGCCGAAGACATGCCCGATATCGCCGCCAACGCTCATGCCATCGCCTTTGGCGACTTCCGCGCCGGCTACACCGTCGCCGAGCGTCCCGACCTGCGGGTTCTGCGCGATCCGTTCAGCGCCAAGCCGCACGTGCTGTTCTATGCAACCAAGCGCGTTGGCGGCGATGTGACCGATTTCCACGCGATCAAGCTGCTGAAGTTCTCGGTGTCGTAAACACCCGGCGGTGCAAGGAATTGGCCCGGCCCAGACGTGGGGCCGGGCCGATGGCGACGCAGGCGTGCGCGGCGAACTGGTCTGGTTCCGCGTCCCGCATCGTCCGGCTGCTCCCTATCCGTGCGAGCGGTGCGGGGATGCGCCTGCGTCGGTTTTCACAAGGACAAGGCGTCATGGAGGCAAGCATGGATTTGATCGAAACCAGCGCGGTGGATGACGGCGATCTGCCGGTTGCGGCGCTCCGGGCGCATCTGCGGCTGGGCGCGGGCTTTGCCGACGAGGCGACCGTGGATGCGCTGCTGCTGCAATATCTGCGTGCGGCGATGGCGACCATTGAGGCGCGGATCGGCAAAGCTCTGATGACGCGCGATTTTCGCCTGACCCTGCCGTGCTGGCGCTGGGCGGATGCGCAGGCGCTACCAGTCGCACCGGTGACGGTTGTGACCTCGGTGACGCTGATCGATGCGTCGGGCCTACCCGAGCTGGTTGATCCCGCGCGTTGGCGTCTGATCGCTGATCGGCATCGCCCGCAACTGGCGGCGACCGGGGCGGTGTTGCCGATGGTGCCCACCAAGGGCGCGGTCGAGATCGCGTTCAGTGCCGGGTTTGGCGCGGTCTGGGATGCCGTGCCGGATGATTTGCGGCAAGCAGTGATGCTGCTGGCGGCGCAATATTATGAGCATCGCAGCGAGGGCAGCGCGGCCTTGCCGGGGGCGGTCGAGGCGCTGCTGGGCCGCTGGAGACCGGTGCGTCTGACTGCGGGAGGGCACCGCTGATGCGATATGCGTTGAACCGTCCGATGCGGCTGGAAGAAGCGGTGGTCACGCCCGATGGACTGGGCGGCTATTCGACCGCCTGGACCGAGTTGGGGACGCTGTGGGCCGAGCTGCGGGCGGGCTCGGGCACCGAGCGCCGTGGTGCGATTGCGCCGGAAGGGCGGATGACATTCCGCATCTATCTGCGCGCCGCGCCGCAAGGCAGCCCGCAGCGCCCGAGGCCGGACCAACGGCTGCGCGAAGGGGCGCGGGTGTTCACGATTCTGGCGGTGAGCGAAGCGGATCCACAGGGCAGTTTTCTGGTCTGTCACGCGCGTGAGGAGGTTCCGGCATGAGCTATCAGTCGGCTGTGGCGCTGCAACAGGCGCTGTTCGACACGCTGACCGGCGATGCGGTGCTGACCGGCTTGTTGCCCGGCGGCGTGCACGACGCGCCGCCGCCCGGCACGCCGCAGGGCACCTACGGGGTGATCGGCGTCGAGGAGGCGATCGACCGCTCTGACATCAGCGGCCCGGGCGCCGAGCATCGGGTGGCGATTGCCATCGTCAGCGATGCGCCGGGGTTCATGGTGGCGAAAAAC